AATGAGAATTGCTAAACGTAGGTTTAAAAAGAACTATCAAGGTGCAGAAGCTGAAGAAAGTGGTGGTCTTATCATTATGTATAATGAGCAGAACGAAAAACCTGCAGAAATTACCAACTTACAACCTTCGGACTTTGATAAACAATTTCAACAACTAAACGACCAAGTACAAGAAGAAATATTTGTAGGGCATAGAGTAAGCACACCCGTTATTTTTGGAATTGCAACACCTGGCACATTAGGTCAGCGTAATGAAATTATAGAAGGTTACGAGTTATTCCAAACTTCTTATATTGAACCACGCCAAAAAATAAAGGATTCGTCTTTTAATGTGGTATTTCAATATATGGTTGATGCTAAATTGAAAACTACAAACAAACCACCTATTGGACAAGATTATATTTTACTATTTGAAAAAGGTATTCTTGACAAAAACGAAGTTCGCAAAGAATTAGGTTTTGCCATTGTAGAAGAAGTTGCAATGTCTAAAAAGCAAAGCGACCAAGATGTTTTAAATTTATTTGCTGAGTGTGGAATTTCAAAAGACGATTGCGAAATTGTAAAATTTGAATTTGCAAGTGCATCAGAAACTGCCATTCTACAAATCTTAAATGCAAACGATGGTATAACAGTAGGCGAAATTGCAAAGTACGTTAACATCGACGCTCAAAAGGTAATGGATGCAATCACTCAAATGATTGACGATGGCTTGATTAATTCCGACAATGGCAAACTTTCAACTTCACAAAAAGGTACACGTGAACTTTCTAAATCAGTAGACACTCAAATAGAGTTAAGATACGAGTACGGGTTAGATGCTGCCTTTACTGGTGAACCTGAATTGATAGATACCAGCCGTGACTTTTGCCGTCAATTAATAGGGTTAAATAGATATTATACACGTACAGAAATTGACACGATTTCAAGCCGTGTAGATAGAGACGTTTGGAAGGAACGTGGTGGGTGGTACACTATACCTGACACCGACGTACACATTAACCATTGCCGTCACGCTTGGAATAGTAAATTAGTAAGGAAAAAATTATGACAAACTTTGTTTATTTAATCAGCACTACTTATCTTAAGGATAATAGCCCCATCAACGAAAATGTTGATGATAAATTGCTCAAATCTGCTATCAAAGAATCACAAGAAATTTATATACGTGATATCATTGGAAGTGGGTTGTATAATGAGTTGCAAACTCAAGCATTTGCTGGTACATTATCGGCTAATAATACGAACCTTTTAGACACTTATATTGCACCTTGCTTAAAGTACTACACATTGACGGAATCAATGCTTCCTATGACCTTTAAAATGCTAAATAAGAGTGTTGCAAGTCGGAATAGTGAGAACGCTACACCAGTTACCATTGACGAAATGACAATGATTGAACGACGTTATAGGGATAAAGCTGAGTACTATGCTAATAGACTGCGTGATTATTTATTAGCGAATACCAATATATTTCCATTATTTTTGAATAGTGGTTCAACAAGTGATACTATTTTTCCTCAAGACGTACAAGTTTTTGGGGGCATTTATTTACCAAACAACAATGACTGCGACGAAAGATATTATTTTATCCGACCTTAAAGGCAAGGTAAGAAAAAAAAACGAAGCCAAACTTTTAAAATTTATCAATGACTCTAAACCAAATAATTCAACAAGTCCAAACGGCAGCAGAAAGTCACCAACAAGTAAATAACTTTTTTTGTGGTGAGAATGCAATGGCAGAAGAAGAAGTAAAATTCTATCCTTTAGTTTGGTTAGTGCCAAATGGTTTTGATTTTGATAGCGAAGGCAAAACAGTAACCTATCAATTTTTGATGCTTGTTATTGACCGACATTTTGAAAGTCAATCCAACTTGATAGAAATTTTATCGGACACGGCTTTAATTTTACAAGACATTATAACATTATTAAAAAGAAATTCATATGAAGAAGCCATTGGATGGTCAACAAACGCCAAAGCAGAACCTTTTATCGACGGAAAAACTGACGTCATTGCTGGTTACGGTCTTGAAATTAGTTGTGTTGTGCCTTATCTTGAAAGCTATTGTGACATTCCTATGTGATGTGGATGGTGGTTCTAATATTTCCCGTAGCTTTGTTGATACTACTTACAAAGTGGTCTACAAAGAAAAAATTAAAACTATCAACACGCAAAAAATCAAAATAGAAAAAAGATATGACACGTTATTTATGTATTTTCTTGATAGTCCTTATAGCACCAAACTACTCGATAGCACAATCAATATCCATCGACTCATCGACAGTCAAGAACGCAAACTACTATCTAATTAAAGGGGCTAAAGCACGTGAGCTAAATTTGATTTATCAAAAAAGGATTGCAACAGATAGCACTTTAATTGAATTACAAGATAGTATTATAAGTGATTTGGAATTTGTGATTTGTGAAATTGACCAAGAACAAACCTTTATTAAAAAATATTCATTTTACGCCACTATTTATTCAATAATTGTGACGCTATTTCTTTTCAAATGAAAAACAACGTACATATTTTGCCAGTACCTTTTGAACAACGAAAGGTTCTTTTACTTAGTGATTTGCATTGGGACAATCCTAAGTGTGATAGAGTATTACTTAAAAAACATTTAGACTTAGCACTTAAAGGTGGTAACGATGTCTTATTAAACGGAGATACTTTCTGCTTGATGCAAGGTGCATATGACCCTCGTAAATCAAAAGCCGACATAAGACCTGAACACAATGTCAATAGTTACTTAGATGCCGTTGTAAACGATGCAATTGATTGGTTTAAACCTTATGCCCATTTGATTAAAGTTGTTGGTTATGGTAACCACGAAACAAACATAATCAAACGCCAAGAAACAGACGTAATACAACGCTTTGTTTTTGGTTTGAATCGTGAATGTGATACATCTATAGAAGTAGGTGGTTATGGTGGTTGGATTGTTTATCAATTTAAGGAATGTGCAACAATAAGAAAGTCTTTTAAAATTAAATATTTTCATGGTGCTGGTGGGGGTGGAATAGTTACAAAGGGCGTTATTCAATTCAACAGAATGTCGAGTTTTATTGATGGTGCAGATTTAATTTGGATGGGTCACGTACACGAATGCAACGAGGTGATTTATACCAATGAATATTTAGATAATAAATTCAACGTGAAATTGCGCAATATTTTAATGGTTAGAACTGCAACTTATAAAGAAGAATATAATAAGGGATTAGGTGGTTGGCACGTAGAACGTGGTGCAACTCCAAAACCTTTGGGTGGTCGATGGTTAGATATGACACCTGAGCGTACTATGAAAAATAAAGTTGAAACAACAACTATTAATGCAATGACATACAGAATATGAGTAATATTAACCCCCTACACTACAAAGGTGAAATCGAATGTATCGACGCTATCAAAAGCACAATGTCTCAAGAATCTTTTAAAGGTTATTTAAAAGGCAATGTAATAAAATACATTTGGAGATACGAACGTAAAAACGGACACGAAGATTTATTAAAGGCACAATGGTATTTAAACAAGCTAATCAATGAAACTAAAACAAATAGCATTTAACGATTACTACAAAGATGTAGCACCCAAAAAACAAGTGTACTTGCATCACACGGCTGGTACTGGCAAAGGCGATAATGTTTTCGCCATATGGGAAAATGACAAAATCGGCAAAATAGGTACGTGTGTAGTTATCGGACGTGATGGTACTATCTTTCAGGGCTTTAAATCTGAGCATTGGGCGTATCACTTAGGGCTAACAAGCTCACCTTTTAAAGCAAATGGACTACCATTTATGCACTTAGATAAAATTTCAATAGGTATTGAAATAGTTAACTGGGGTTACTTGGTTAAAAAAGGTGATAAATTTTATAGCTATGTAAATTCAGAAGTCCCAACTGACCAAGTGTGCGAACTTGCAACGCCATATAAAGGACAAAAGTACTGGCAAAACTACACAGATGAGCAAATAGCATCGGTGGTTGACTTGTTAAAACTTTGGAAGGATAAATATGGAATTGATTTAACTTATAACGCAGATATTTGGGATGTAACTAAACGTGCGTTAAGTGGTTCAAATGGCGTTTTTACGCACAATAGCGTACGCAAAGACAAAGCCGATGTATATCCACACCCTAAACTAATTGAAGCCTTAAAGACGTTATGAAGCAAGTTGATTTATCTGACATTGGCGTAAAGAAATCGTTATTTGATGACTTAAAAACCCCTGACATTAACGGTATAATCGTTAATTGGGGAAATGATTTAATTACTGCACTACGAGATAAATTAGCAAAAAACAAATCGAATGCAAGTGGTTCACTTTCTGCTGACATTAAGCCCGTTATTAGGGCAAGTGCAAAGGGAGTGAACTACATAGTGATAATGAACGACTACTACATTAACGTCGAAGAAGGTCAAGCACCTGGAACAATGGTATCGGGTAAAACGTTATTGAAATGGATGAAACAAAAGCTACGTTATGGCTCATTTAAAACTGCATTTAATAAAAATTATCAAGGGTGGTTAGCTCTAAAAATTAGTAGAAATATTTATACAAGTGGTACAAAAGCACGTCCTTTTATTGCACCAACCTTAAACCAAAAGCGTTTAGATACGTTGTCTCAGTCAATAGCTGACCACTTAGCACAAAAAATATTTACTTAATTTGTAAAATAAATTTGCAATATTAAAAACTTTTTGTATTTTTGTTCTATGGAAATACAAGAAGTAATAAATCAAATCAAATTAAACAAGCGTCACGGCATCGTTTCAAAGGTGTCTGCACGTACTGGCATCTCTATGCCTACGGTTAGGAAATACCTTAATGGTGATGTAATCCAACCTAAAGCCCTTATCGTCTTAAATACGGCACTTAAAATCATAAAGGAGTACAAGGTATGAGTTACGTTGTTTTTTCCCTTGCAAAATGTCACTTGTGTGATGGCGATTACGACTTTGAATATGACGCTGAAGTTGTACAACAACTAATTATTGACGAATACCCTGACGATTTAATACCTTATACATTTGTTAGTCACGACGAAGATGGTTTAAGAGACGAAGCCATTGACTGGCATTTATTCGACGATATGGGTAATCGCAGATTAACCGAAATTGTATTAGAATTAAAAAAAGAAAACAAGATATGAAGGAACTATTTTTATCAGTAAGTAATTTTCAGGCAGAATGCCCGACAATTAAAAAGGATGCTGCAAACCCATTTTTTAAAGGGTCAAAGTATGCAACGTTACCACACATTTTATCTATCATCACACCTATCTTAAAAAAGAATGGCTTAGTATTAATGCAACCAGTTATAAATACTTGTGTTGTGACTAAACTTATTCACATAGATACGGGTCAAATGATTGAAAGTGTTTATGACATTCTATGCAAGGACGCTACCAACCCACAACAACTTGGTTCAGGTGTGACGTATGCACGTCGTTATTCTTTGAGTAGTCTTTTGGGCTTAAACATTGACGATGGTTCAGATGATGACGGAAATAGTGCGACTGGTAATGTAGCCCCACAATCTAAAGCTATTGCAAAAGAAGAACTCACACCTACTCACCCAACTTGGATAAAGGCAAAAGAACATTTGCAAACGGGTGGTTTACTTGAAGATATCGAACGTAAATACACTATAAGTGCTGACAACAAAAAGTTGCTTATTGCAGCTAAATGAAATTTTAATTTAAACTATTGGACAATAATATAAAAACATATGAGAACATCAAATTTAAACAACTACGTGAACTTGCTAAACGACGTTTATGCCTACGGTTCAATGACAACGGCTTTATGTCGTAAACACAAATTAACAAATCAAACGACACGGACTTTAAAAGAGCTGAAGTATGTCGACAAAAAAGGTCAAAGTCTTATGGCAAAAAGACCATCAATTTACGATGCACAAATAGTGATTTCCAAAAATAAAGAGATTGCAAAAAACTACAATGCTAATCGTTTGCAAACAGAAATTAAATTTGTTAAACCAATAAATAAATTTGTTGCACAACCTATCAAAGTAGCTAAACCAACTATACAAGTAATTAAAAAAAACACTACCGAGATTAATTTATTTTGGGGAATGATTAAAATCAAACGTTAATGGACATTACAATAACAAGCGACGAAAATAAATGGCTCAAAGTACGTGAAGGTAAATTCACGGCATCAGAAATTCACAAGCTAATGGGTACTCCGAGAAACAAATCGGAGTACCTTTCAGAGACGGCAAAGTCATTTGTGTACGACAAAGCAAGTGAGCTACTAACTGGCATTCGCAAACCAATATGGGGTGAAGCGTTAACGTGGGGAGTTGAAAACGAAAAAGAAGCATTCGAGGTATTCCAACAAAATCAAGATGAGTTTTACACTTATTATGGTGGTGAGACTTACACGTTTATACCC